GTTTTGGTTTAATACCTATTTACGATATAAAACGGGCGGGTATCCGTTCCGCGTAGCGATTTATATCGCGTGGCTTGGCACGCCAAAAAGCAAACGTGTCCCACGCACCAAAAAGGCATTGGCAGACATGATGGGTCTGGCTTCGCCCCGTCAGTTTGCTGTTTGGGAACAGAAGAATCCGCAAATTTTAGCGGAAGCAAATATGGCGTGGAAGAGCCGCATTTTGGATGCGCTCAACGATAGTGTAGATGCGATGCTCGAAGTCGCCGCAACCGCAGATTACAAAGGTAAATATGACCGTGCGCTTCACTTTAAAATGGCAGAGGTACTCATCGAGAGAATCGAGATCAACGATCAGCACGCCGATCTGAGCAAACTCAGCTTTGATGAGAAGATGAAATTGGCAGGTTTGGAAGACCCGAAAGAATTATTGAAACTGCGCGAAGAATTACGCGCAGAGATGCACGGAGAGAAGGAAGAAGAGAAGGAAGAAGAGAATAGTGATGAATAATCCTTCTCAGCTTTCGATTAAAGAACAAGCTCGGATTGACATCGGACGTGTCGTGCTGGCAAGAGATGACTTGGCTTTCTTTTGCGAGTATATGAGCATGGACGCCGAAGGCGAGGCTTGGTACAAGGCGCATAAAGTCCACCAGCTGCTTGCGTTGGAGCTGATGGAGGTTGTGAAATATCTCGAAACGGACGGCGAAGAAGGCACGCAATTCCTGATGGTGCTGATAGGTCCGCAATTCGGGAAGACACAGATGATCTCGCAATTTCTCCCTGCTTGGGCTTTAGGCAGAATGCCACACTTGAGCGTAATCGAAGTGAGCTATGGCGCAGATTTAGCGGTCGTGAACAGCCGCTTTGTGCGTAACCTTTTACTCACATCTCGCTATAAATCCGTTTTCGGTGAATTGTCTCCGAGTGAAGAAGCGGTCTCGCTCTCAAGTGATAGCAAATCCGCCGGAGCATGGGAATTAGCAAAACCAGCTCGCGGCGGGATGATCGCCACAGGTATCGGTGGGGCGGTTTCCGGTCGAAGAAAGGGTCTTGGCTTATTCGATGACCCCATCAAAGGCGAGAAAGAAGCGCAATCTAAAAAGGTGCGTGATGACGCTTGGGATTTTTATATTACGTCCCTGCGTATGAGAATGAAAGCGGGCGTGCTGGTCACATCTCGCTGGCACCCTGACGATCCCGCCGGACGGATTATCAAAGATATGGTGAGCGATAAACCGAATATAGACCAATGGCGGATCGTTATGCTTCCGAGCATTATTGACGAGGGCATGTTCGCAAAGGACAAAGAGGAGCAGAGAAAACACATGAAAGAGGGTGTTTATTTGCCGCTCAGAGACCCGCTTGGTCGTGCTGTTGGCGAGGTCGTTTGCCCTGAGATGACGAGCAAAGAGGAGTTGCTCAAAATGCGGGCGTTGAGTGAACGCTCGTTTATGGCTCTACACCAACAAATGCCTTATGCCAAAGAAGGTCAGCGGTATAAGCGTAAGTGGATGGACACCGTCGCAAAAATACCGGACGATGTGGATATTCGTTATATCGTCCGCTATTGGGATAAGGCAAATTCTGTCGATGGAGACTATAACGCCGGTGTACTGATGGCTTATGGCTCGGATGGGTATTTCTACATCATAGACGTTGTTCGTGAGCGGTGGACTGCCTACACCCGCAAGCAGGAAATGAAAAAGATTGCCTATAGGGATCGTGAGCGATTTGGCGGTTCTCGATATGGCGTGAAGGTCTTTATTTGGCATCAGCAAGACCCCGGGAGCGCAGGGAAAGATTCCGCACAAGCCACAAATAGGAATCTGATGGGCTTCCCTGTCCACTTCGAGACGATGAGCGGCAAAGGCGCAAAACCAGAACGCTCAGATGAATTGGAAAGCGCGTTTGAAGGCGGCTTGGTTCTTTTGCTAAAAGGTGCATGGAACGAAGCGTTTATTGACGAATGTCTGCGCTTCCCGAAGGGTCATGATGACCAAGTGGACGCGGCTTCGTCCGCTTATAGCAAATTGCTTGAGATGATTGATAACGGTGGAGACCCCAGCGCAACGGCAACATCGGAGGCGATTGTGGTTTCTGCGAACGATGTTTTTGAAGATGAAGTTGATGCTCTCGAAGGTTTGCTAGTTTAAATTGAATACCCCCATGGCTGGAGTGGACGAGCGCAGAGGCTTGGCAGATGGTTGGTTTCCACCAACCGACCATTTGCAAAATTTATGATGAGCGGAAAGTGGAATAAAGAAGGAGAGATTATGGCTAAGAAAATCAAAAAGGGGAAACCATTGCAGGAATTGGTGAAAGGCTCGCTTGATTTTACGATACGCGCTATACAGGATGCGTTTCGGTTGCAGTTTCCGTATATCGAGAACGGCGTGAATTATTACATCGAAGAGAGTTTTGCCGATTTTGTGATTATTAAATCGTATAACGATGGCAGTCCGCTTGGCGTGGATGAATTTTATAAAGCGGATTACACCAAAGAAGGCGATGGTTATGTCTTCGCTACTCCCAAAGAATGGGTGTTGGTCGAATTGGGTTATCAAGCGCAAACCGCATCCATAACGGAGAGCAAGAAGAAACAAGGGCGGAGTATCGAGGAGCGGATCGGAGGAAATCAAGTCGAGTTGCTCGAAGCGAAAGACGAAAAGAAGAATACTCGTCGCATCCGAATTAATAATTTGATGGTGGCTGATGAAATCAATGGCAATGGGCGACTTTATCCCGCAAACGTGATCGAGGCTATGGTGGCAGATTGGAGACCATATCTTCGCGAAAGTAGAGGGCAGGGTCGTTTGATGATCACCGGCGAGGTGGAACATCCATCTGATAAAGGGAAGAAACGTGCTGAGTTCCTTGAAACGGTCGTGACGTGGGATACGCTCGATTGGGACGGTAAACGTCTGAATATCGAGGGAAATCTTATTTTGACCGACAAGGGTCGCAATGTTGAAATCCTGATGGAGGCTGGCGTAAACCCCGGCGGCAGTATTAGGGGGCGTGGAGAGAGCAAGATAAAGAAAATGAGCGGCAAAAGTGTTGAGGAGGTGCTTTGGGTATCTCTGAATGCCGCTGATCTAGTGGGCGACCCGTCCTTTGCGAATTCGGCTGGGTTGCAAGAATCGAAAAAATCATCTATGGAGGATGAAATGAATATCGAAGAACTTAAGAAATTACTTGCCGATCATCCTGAATTATTCGGCAAAGGCATGACCGAAGCGAAACTCACTGAAATGGGTGAGAATACGCTCTCGAAGTTGGAGGAAACTCTCCGCACAAAACTTGGCTTGGACGCCGGTGCGGATATTGGCGAATCTCTCGATGGGATGTTGGATAAGGTGAAAGCCTTTGAAGAGTCACAACGAAAAGCCGCCGTTGCGGACGCGATCAACGAAGCGACTAAAGATTTGCCTTTCGGCGAAAAACTGAATGAGCAATTCACAACCGCTTTGCTGGAAGCCGCTCCCCAAACCCCAGAAGCTGTGAAGACTTTGGTTGAAGCGAAGCGCAAAGAATATGGTGCACTCGCCGCCGCCGGTGTCTTGGCTGGGATGGGATGGAACGAAGAAACTCACTCTGTGGAGGTGATCGGCTCTGTTCTTGAAAGCCAAACCGGCACGCCTGATTTTGCTCGTGGTGCGTTTGAACTCACCGAAGCATTGCATCGCCGAGAACTGACCGTCCGCCGCAACTTGCAAGAAGGCGTTTCCCCTGCTGAAATTCTCACCCGCCGAGCTTTGGCACGGTTCGACAAAAACAATCGTTCTCAGCTTATGGCAGAAGCACGCCGCTTTGAAGAAGCGGAGCAAACCAGTGATTTGAATTTGCCTTATTCCGTGAGCCGCGCAGTAATTGAAGAAGTGATGCCCACGCTGGTCGCTTTGAATATCTTTGATGTTGGTCTAATGACCGGCAGTGACGAGCGTGTGTTTTACGAAGAATTTGAAGGGGAAACTGGATATACGGTAGCAGTTACGGACGAATCCAGTGTTGCGCCTGCCGTTGGTAGTTGGAAAAGCCTTGATTATAAGTTTATGACCCCCGATTCCGTTGTTATCACAACTGACCCAGCTGGCACAGCTTATGCAGAAGGCACCGACTATATCGTTGACTATATCAACGGTCGCTATCAAATTTTAGCGGCAGGAAGTATTACTGCGGCAGACGATTTGCTCGTTGATTACAGCTACACCGCCATTGCAAAAGGCGAGATGGCGGAAATCGAGCGCGGTAAGTTAACCATGAGTTCAAAGATTTTGACCGCTGGTGCAGTGCGCTTGGCTGACCAAATCTCATCTGAGGCTATGGTTTTCTCGCAAACGCAACTCGGTTGGAATGCTGTCGCTCGCACGATGCAGAGCCTAATTCGCCAAACTCGCACCAAGATTGACGGCGGTTTGATGTACTTGGCTCGCGCCGCTGTAATGGGCGTTGCTTCAAACTCCGGCGGGACGTGGACAAATGGGACAGATTCTTATGACCTGCTTGCAAAATATATCGGTTATGCAAAAGTGAAAGTTGAGAATCGTTATTACTCCGCTGATTTCATCTTGGCGAGCAAATCGAATGCCGATGAATTTGGCAACTGGGACGGTTTCAAGACCACCGGTTTCCCGAACGCACTTCTTAACTCGGCTGGGTTTGCGGGTATGGCGAAAGGCTTGCCTATTTTCTCTAGCACCGAGTTCCCTGATAATTTGATGTTGGTCGGAAGCAAATCTCTTGTTATTCACCGAATTTTGCGTGCAATGCTCGTCAAGGGACCTTTCCAAAGCCGAAGCACCGGCGGAAAACTCATCGGAGCGGAAGAGTATTACACCGAGGAATACAACGCTAGCGATGCGCCTGTATTCAATAAAGGTGCTTACGTCAAAATTGCCTAATTTATTTTAGTGACTGAGGGATTGCCCCATCCCTTTTCACCCTTCCCCCACATCCCCCAGGCGAACTTCACTCCCGTCTGGGGGATAGGG